ATCAGATTGGGCTCAAGTTCGAATAGAGCCTTTGCCTGTTTCTCATCAGTCTAACACTATTACTGAAGAGCAATTGCAAGGGCTTGTAGAGTCCAATTTGTGCCACGTTGTCACAGAAGGTGGTTCAGAAATGAATGCCTTTTTTGTGAAATCAAATCTTGCTTTAATTCCTGGGCATATGCTTGATGGTATTCCCGGAAAGAAAGTGAAGCAAGAATTGATTGGTACTTTTACACGTTACGGTGATGAGTACACACGTGGAGCTTGGAAAGCTCGTTTGTCACGCACTTATTCTTACTCCATTCCTGGAGTTGATGTGCGTGTTGTATGGGTTCCAAACTCTCCATCTTTTAAAGATTTATCTTCTTATTTGCCAGAAGGTATTGTTCGTGCAATGCCCGGTATGTTGATGAGGAAGATGGAAGATGGAGATGTGAAGAAAAGTAGTGTTCGTTTGTGTCCGAATGGATCTTGTTATGATTATAAGTTAGATTATCCCACTTATTTTGGATTGTGTGGGGCTCCATTACTCGGATTTTCTAAAGCGAATATGATTCTCGGAATTCATACTGCTGGACGTACTGGTTTACCCGATGGTCGTGCTTCATGCGTAACTAGACAAGCCTTTAGAACCGCAGAAGAGTTCTTTATGGAATTACCAGGCTATTGTCCGGCTGCAGCTGCTGGGGAAATGAAAACTAGTTTATATGATAAACAATTTTTTGTTGCTCCGCAGGTGCATGAGAAAAGTCCAGTAAATTTTCTTGAACAGGGATCAACTGTGCAAGTTTATGGTTCCTGTATTGGACGCTCGACTGCAAAGTCAAGTGTTCAACCCACTATTATTTCTGAATGTGTTGCTAAACATACTGGTGTTAAGCAACAATACGGACCTCCGAAATTTAGAGGTCCGAATGGCAAGCAACCTTGGCATCCATGGCGTGAGTCTTTGAATAAAAGTGGCCAAACTACTATTGGAGTAGAGGGTCGCATTTTAGCTCGTGCCGTTGAAGATTACCAAGAACCGTTAATTCGGTTGTTGCATGAACAATCATGGTGGAAGGATGAAATTAAACCTTTATCACGATTGCAGAATATTAGTGGGATTGATGGACGTAAGTTCGTTAATGCTATTGCTCCTTATACATCTGTTGGATATCCTTTAAATGGTCCTAAATCTGAATACATGTTTGATTTAGATGTTTTGGATCATCCATCTCACAATTGTCCTCGTGATATTGATGAGATGTTTTGGAAGGAATCCGTTGATATGGAGCGAAAGTACATGCAAGGGGTGCGTACTTATCCTGTTTTTAAGGGCTGTTTGAAAGATGAGCCTACGAAATTGACTAAGGATAAGGTTCGTGTTTTTCAAGCATCCCCTATTGCACTTCAGTTATTAATTCGGAAGTATTATTTACCTATTGCTCGTTTTATGAGTATGAATCCGTTGGTGACTGAGTGCGCCGTCGGTATCAATGCTATTGGTCCAGAATGGGACCAATTGACGCGGCATATCACAAAGTTTGGCAAGAATAATATTCTTGCTGGGGATTATAGTAAGTATGATTTGACTATGTCTCCACAGTTGATGTTTGCTGCGTTTAGCGTTATGGTGCGATTGGCGAAGGAAGCTGGATATCCTAAAGTTTGTTTGGATATTATGCAAATGTTGGCTACAGATATTTGCTATCCGGTTGTTGCTTACAATGGTGATTTGGTTGAATTGTTAGGCTCTAATCCCTCGGGACAGAATTTGACTGTTTATATCAATTCCATTGTGAATTCGCTATTATTTCGTTCTGGATATTTTACTTTAATTGGCTTAGATGCACCTCTCTTTAGGAGTAAAATTGCATTAATTACTTATGGTGATGATGCTAAGAGTTCCGTGTCTGATGATGTGAAAGATAAGATTGATCACATCAAATTTGCTAAATTTCTTGATTCTATTGGAATGAAGTTTACTATGCCAGATAAGGATTCTGAGGCTACACCATTTATGAGTGATGAAGATGCTGATTTGTTAAAGCGAAAGAACGTTTGGATGGAAGAGCTTGGTCATTGGGTTGGCGCCCTTGATGAAGATTCGGTTTTCAAAGCACTACATTGTGTTTTAAAGTCCAAAGTTTTGTCGCCTAAAGAACAAGCTGTCCAAAACATTGATACCGCGATTCAGGATTGGTTTTATCATGGTCGAGAGACCTATGGGAAACGGCTGAATCAGATGAGATTGGTTGCGAAGGAAATGAAGTTAGACCTTCTGTGTAACAATCTCGATTGCTCTTTTGAACATTGGGTTGCGCGGTGGCGTAACAAATATTTGGGAGAGGAAAATCCCATGCCAGAACCTGACCTAAGCTGGCGATTGTAAATATAGGTCATTTTTGTGTATTGCATGTGATACCTTCGCTGTTTTTGTGTAAAAGAAATACATGTTACGTACATATGGTTTACCGTATACATTTTTGTGGTTTTTCACATCCCATATTTGTTATATAGGCTTTGCACGTATGAGCATTCCCCTCGTGGAATACCCCTATTTAGGGGAGTTGTTAGCTCACAACAAAATTTGTGAACGTCTGTCGTGGTTTGAGTGTTTCACGATATTGATGTATGTATATACTTGCTACTAAGTTAAATATGAATATAAATGATAAAGTGTCACATGAAGCAACGGAACAGGTGACCACTTTCATGGATGGGAATCCTTCGTGGAAGTATGAAGTTCCGACGTCCCTGGACGCGACAATGTCAACAGTGGACGAAACGAATGAGAGTCTTGAGCAATTCTTCTCTCGACCCATTCGTATTTTTACCTTTAATTGGGCTGTCGGTACATCTATTTTTGACTCTTTTGACCCTTGGACTTTATTTTGGGAGAACAAGAGAAACATTAATAGGATCAATAACTATAATTTGTTACGCTGTCGTATGCATGTTGCGTTTAAGATTAATGGAAATGCATTTCATTATGGTAGGGCAATTGCGTCCTATATCCCATTTCAGGGAACTGATCCATTAGATGATATGACGGTTGATCGAGCTTTCTTTATACAGGATGTTGTTGAAGCTAGCCAGAGACCTCACGTCTATCTTGACCCTACGACTAATTCTGGAGGTGAGATGGTTTTACCATTTTTCTACTATAAGAATTATTTGCGTATCCCTAGCTCTGAATGGAGGCAAATGGGATCTATTAAAGTTTCCACCATAGAAGCGTTGAAGCATGCTAATGGTGCTACAGATACAGTTACCGTGCAAGTTTATGCATGGGCAAGTGACGTTGAATTTGGGGTGCCAACTAGTATTAATTCTAATGCACTCACAGCACAATCCTTGCCTGAGTATGAACCACAATCCGGGAAAGGTAATTCTGGGAATAAAAAAGGGAGGCCTAAACAAGGTACGAAGAAAAGTCCGCCGTCTGATGAATATGATAAGAATGCGGGCATTATATCGAAACCTTTATCTACGTTTGCGAAGATTGCAGGAATGCTTGAGAGTGCTCCTGTCATCGGACCTTACGCTAAGGCTACTCAACTTGCTGCTTCTAGTGTTGCAGGTGTTGCTAAGGTTTTTGGATATTCGCGCCCTGTGCAGATAGAGGGTACTGGATTTTTTAAAGATCAGTATATCGGCAATATGGCAAATACTAATGTTGTGGATAATTCCACAAAATTAGCACTAGATATTAAGCAAGAAACAACTATTGATAGTCGAGTTGCTGGGTTAGATGGGACTGATGAAATGATGATTAAGTCTATAGCCATGCGTGAATCATTTTTGGCGAGATTTACGTGGGCTCAGTCTGATCCACCAGATTCTGCTTTGTTTGCAGCTAATGTGTCGCCTGTAATGTTTGATACGTTGGGTGCTATTTTACTTGAACACCATTTTACTCCTAGTTGTTTTGTTTCCCAGTTGTTCCGTTATTGGCACGGGACTATGGAATTGCGGTTTCAGTTTGTGTGTAGTAAATACCATAAGGGTCGTGTGAAGATTGTTTACGATCCCGACCGTTTAGATGCGTTGGATTTAAATAATGAAGATAACATTAACTACACTCAAATCGTTGACTTGGCTGAAACCAGGGACGTTACAATTAAAGTCCCTTGGGGACAAGACCGTCATTGGTTAAATACCCACAATGTGTCTACTGGAGCAGGTATTTTGAATTTTAGAACCAATTTACCATTGCCTAAAGTGTTTCCGAATGCTTACAATGGTCAGATTGGTATTTTCGTTATTAACGAATTGACTACACCTAACTCCACTATTAATAATGATATACAAGTTAACGTATTTACGCGAATGTGTGATGATTTTTGTGTGATGAACCCAACAGGTTCACGCATTTCAAACATGACATATTTTCCTCAAGCTCAACCTGAATTGGAAGAGCTTCGTTCTGACGATCCTGAGGCTACTTTCTTGCCTCAGTCAGAACCTGAGATGGAGCATGACGCGGATGATTGTGAGCAGGATAATGCTCCTGTCAGTGGGGAATCATGCGATTTGGACCCGAGTTCCTCTCTTCTTGATCCACAGTTTTTTGATGTGTATCCTGGAGAAGCTGTAGAATCACTAAGGTCGTTGTTGAAGAGGTTTTGTTATCATACCTCTTACGGTCCTTCTAGTGCAGCATCTGGAACATTGCGCATCCAGCAAGCGACTTTTCCTTATTATAGGGGGGGTCCAGCTGGAGCCATTTATACCTCTACCTCACCTGCTGGTGCTTGGAATTATTGTATGAATACTTTCTTAAATTACATCACTCCTGCTTTTGCAGGATATCGTGGTGGTTTACGTTGGAAAGTTATTAATGATAGTACGAGTAACCAGTGTCCAGGAAATATGACTTATGTTAGTCGCATTGCAGATGAAAATGCATTGACGACTCAATTTCTTAATTCCTGGGATACAACGAACAATGTTGGTCCTGCATCAGCAAAAGTTATTGCTGAAGGAGCACAAGATCGTTTATGGCCTAGTGTTGGTTTTAGGGTTTTGAATGGTTCAATGGATGGATTGGTAGTAAATCGCGCGAATAATGGTGCCGTGGAGGCAGAATTTCCATGGTATTCTAATTTACGATTTAATCCTGCTAAACAGCAGGATTATACTACTCAGACGGGTTTTCGTGATTATTGGTTTACAGCTGCTTCTTTTGCACAAGGAGCAGATGTTATTCAGAATTTGAATTTCTATTGTGCTAGTGCAGAAGATTATAATTGTTTCTTCTTTACTGGTACTCCTATAGTTTGTGAAAAATAACCCATTACCTTAACCATCTCAATTAGTCCCGTGGTGACCGCGGGAGGGGCAGAAATGTCCTAGGACAGGGTTTTCCCTACGCTTTGAAATTATAAACTGAAAGGTTTTTAAATACTGGCGCAGGGCCAACGTCCCTGCTTCAGTGTGGAATTTTACTTTCAGGAGACCACACACTTTTTTGGTCACAAATTTCAGAGCGGAGTCCTACATTCGTTAGTGCTTCAAAGACACCTCTAAGTTGGAGAGAGAGGGGGGTTAAATTCCCTTTTGCCGCTGTTTTTGAAGTGTAGGTCACTTATGCAAAA